ATAGGTTTTAATTCAATAACTAACTTATCTATAACATAATTACCCGATTTATCTAATTTTCTTGGTATATATTCAACATAAACTTGATCATCTAAATATTTTTTTAAAATTTTATTAAATTCATTTATATATTTAAAATCAACCATTACCTTTGTATAAAATTTATCTGTTTTTAAATAATCAATACCATATTTATCAATTGCTTCTCTTTGTATATCAAATACTTCACTTGATATTTTCATAGCNTCATCNTCATTTATATTAATTTTTTCATCACCTGTTTTTGAATGAATTATATACATTCCTTCAGGTGTAATAACCATTGAACCTTGAGTATCTCCTATATTATAATGTTGAATAAAATGTAATATATCACTTGTTGATGGAAATTCATATAATATTCCTTGTGATGCTCTTGCACCCGGATAAGGAGTGGGAGGGTGGGTATGAAACATAAATTCGTAATCAAGCGCATCTGACATATTTTGTGGTAATAAAATTTCTGGGTCATCTTTATCTTGTCTATTTGTTTGTGCACTTATTAAAACTTTTTCTAAATTATGTTTATTAAAATCTAATAAACCTGAATGTTCAGAATATCTTAAATTTTTTGTTCTATCCATATAAAGTTTATCTTTTCCATAATTTAATAAACTATCTAATATTAATATCTGATTACGAGAAATAACAAATTTACGTTTATGATCTTCTTTTTCAAATGTTGCCTTAATATTTATTCTATTATTTTTTTTTAATTTTTGTATCTTTTCTACGTTTTTCATTATGTCTCTTGATGGTTCATAATTATGTTCTATTACATGATGTAGTAATGAATTGTCAAATAATATATCATTATGTTTATATAGTATTTTAGAACTGTTATGAGAACAAGATGGGCATTTATAATTGCCAACTTCTTTTGATTTAGAATTTAAATATAAATTCATCATACCATGTATATCTTCTTTAGGAATATGAGAATATTTATATATTAAAGGTATTTCTATGTATTTCTTCATATATATAATGTATATAAAAAATTGAATTTTATATTTATTATATTAAAAGAAAAAATGAATACTATTAATGATCCAATACCTACAAAAACACCCTCAAACATAATGTCATCTGATTCGGTTGTAAAACGAAAAACAAGAAATTTACAGGCATTAGAAACTTCCAGTTCTGCATTTGTAAAGGAACAAAGAGAACCTAAAGAATCTTCTCATTTTTATGAAAAAAGAGAAACTGACAGACTCAACCATGATTTGCGTAATCCTTATAAGGATGTTCAAAAAGAAGAAGTTGAAAAAGAAGTTGAACCGATGGATTTAACAAATTTAGAATTGTTTCCAACATTAGGAAATAATACAGATCAAACTACAAAAAATATATCTATTTGGAATATTACAAATCATAATATCCTTACCCCATCAACACAAAAAACTGTTTTAAAAAAAAATGATGAAAAAAAAGTGGAGAGAGTATATAAAAAAAAATCAAAAAAATATGAGTCAGATGAAGAAAGTTTAAGTGACAAATCAGAAGAACTTGATGAATATGATGAAAATGAAGAAGAAAATCTTGATATTGAACATATGAATAATTTAATAAAAAAACGTGATTTTTTAGAAATAATAATAGAAGTATCAAAAGGTAGATTAACAAAATCAAATCTTCAACAAATGCAATTCTATAATAATATAAAAAGCGAATACTACAAATTAGATGAAGAAATTCAAAATATTATAAATATTGATAATGATCTTAATGACTATTATGGAACATCTAATAACTCATTATTAGATGAACATATACAACAAAAGAAATTGTTAGAAGAATTAGAAACTCTTGAGAAAAAAACAACAGAATTTTTAGCAATGTTAGACGATTAATTTATAAATAAATATTTTTATATATCTAAACATCTTTGTATGTTTTATCAATATTATTTATTGATGTAATATTCTTGATATTAATATTATATGTTGATAATATTTTATTNAATTTATCTGTTTTTTTATTTTTAATTTGATTTTTATATAGCTTATGCATATACAAAATATCATTATTATTGAAATTTATTAAATGATTTCGTATATTCATAAAATTCTTTCTATTTATGTTTTTTATTGATACACTATTTAAATCATAACTAAAATTTAAATTATAAAATTTTGTATTTGTTTTTGCAATCATATCAAATGATGGTTTAACACATGAAAAAAATCCATGAGTATCTTGTAAATACCAATTTTGATCAGAATAAATATTTGTTTCAATTACATCACCATTTGATAATGAGTTTATTACGTTAGAAATCATTTCTATTTTTTGATCTTTTTTTAAATTTTTATTTTCAATAGAAAGTGGATAATTCTCAAATAACATTAATGGTAATAAAACTTTTTCTTTATCATACATCTTAAGTGATGTTTGAATACTTTTATAATTATCCATTAAATTTTTATTTGATATTAATAATCCACAATCAATATCTTTGCGTTGTGTATATGTTCTATATAGTTTAAATTTAATATCATCAATGTTATTTCCATATGTTAAATATAAATCTTGTAAAATTAAAATACATTTACGAATATCTTTTTGAGAATATTCTATTATTTTTGAAACAACATCAGGAACTATTTGTAGATTTTCACCCTTACAAATCTTTCCAACAATCGTTTTAAAAGATGTCTCACCAGGTAATTCAAATTTTATTTCTGGACAATGTTTCTTCTGTATTAATTTATTTATAAATTTAGAATGAGTTAAATTTGATATCAATATAATAGGAAATTTCTTGTTGATCTCATTCAATAAAAATAAGTTTATAATATTTTTCTTTTCATTTGTCAAATTTATACGATTTGTATCATCAATTATAACTCCTATCTTCTTTTTAGGATTATTAATAATTGTTTCATATATATCATCCTTCTTTTCATCACTTGAAGCATAATATATATAATCATATCCTGCTTCTTTTAATAATAATTTCGATAAAATCGTTTTACCAACACCAATACTTCCTATTAGAATATATGATGGAAATGAATTAGGAAAATCATGTAACCATTTTTTAATTTTATTTACAGCAACTGAATTACCTATAAATTCATTACTATTTTTTGGTTCATATTTTTTAACCCAATTTGATGATTCTAATGACATTAGTTATAATATATGTGTTTATTTATATTAAAAATTGATTTTATAAGTTTATATATTCAATTTTAATATATTATAAAAAATGGTTGTAATAACATGTCATTATGATGACGGATCTTCTGAAAAAATAGATGTAACAGATATAAAAACTCTCAAAAATTTAAAAAATAAAATATATACACACAAGTATAAATCAAATATATCTAATTTAGGTGATATTGTGCTCATAACATTTGGTGAAATTATAAAAGATGAAGATGAATTCGCTTTTACAGAAAATCAAGTAGTTTTAGTAAAAATTACTATAGATATTGAATTTAATAAATTTATAAAAGATGTTAGATTTATAAAATTAGTTGGAGATGATAAAAAGAGAAAAATATTATATAATATATTAGAAAATCCCTATCTATTAGAGTCATTTGAAACATATAAATATCAAAAAGAGTTGGATCAAATCAAATCAATGAATTTTGTTGTGGAAGATGATAAGATTAAAAAATTACTTGATACATATTCAGGTAATATTGAAAATGTAATAAATACAATAATATAGTTTTTAATTTATATAAAAATATTTAGTTCAATATTAATTCTTGTAAAAAATTATATTTTAATATAATATATAATATGGATAAAGCAACCCGTAATTTTGATAGCGCACCCTCAGGTAATGTTCAAAAAGAAGTTGAACGCTTAATCAGCGAGGGAAAGACAACCCTCACATTACAAGACTACGAACGTCTCAGACGCAAGTACCCCGATGACAACACATTATATGACAAAGTCATGGAAGCACTCACAGAACGCGCCAGAGATGTACGCAGAACAGCACGCAAGTTCTACAACTTAATCATGAAGAATGTATTAGCAGGTAATGCCAGTGGTCAAACATTATATTCCATCTTACACACCGCCAAACGCTATGCTAAGGAAAATGGATTAACTGATTCAGAATTCGAAGAATTCAGAAGATTAGTTGAAATGAAGCTCGAATCAGGTACTGATCAACAAGAAAAAGAAGATAAAGGATTATTCCCCCAAACAAACGTCACATCATTCTCTAAATTATTAGGAACAGTTGCGGTTGAATCAAATGCTGGAATCCAATTAAAGGATGCTGAATATGGAATCTTACAAGAAGTATTAAAAGTATACTCCATGACACGCACTCTCCACGCATCAGTTATCATCCAATCAATGCTCCACAATGATTGCTCAGCAATTGCATTAAATGGACGTTATGATGCAAACAAACACAACCCAGGTGTTTATGTCAATCCTTTACTCTTTGCTCTCTTCGTTCCTAAATTCAACTCAATCGATGAACGCATGTTATTAGCTAACTTAGGAGCAGTTGTCAAGGCCAAATACCAAAAGGAATCAATCGCCACATTACCTGACTACAAGCTCTTCTATGCATTAGTAACTGACAGAAACGACGTCGTTTGCGACAGTGAATCCCCTATCAAGGATTTACGCAACCGTGTCATGCTCCAACAACACTTATGGAACTCAGTTATTGCTCTCCGCGCTGGTAAATACTTCGACACAACAGCTGCCGAATTCGTTAACTCAATCGATGCCTGCAAATTCTCAGTCTACACTCCTGAATTAGTAAACATGGGAGATGAAACAATCATCCTCAGAAGATTATTCGCAGCATTCTCATTCAACCCCATCACAGTTGTATCTGTACCAACATACAACAACATGAATTATTCTCAATTCAACAATGTTGGATTCACACAAGAAGTTTACAATGTACCATACTTCCAACTCAATGTACCTCCTTTCGGAACAGGCGCACCAATCAGCATAAATGATGTTCTCAACCAATCTGTATATGAATTTGTTAATAATATGTTCGTCCAACGCACACGCAGAATCTACAAAGCTGATGAAATCATAGCAATTTCATTATCCCGTAAATTCAAGTCACCTGAAATCCGCACAGCAAGTGCACCAATGTTCATCACACTCCCCTTAACAGCAAATGGATATGACACAATCAACCAAACTGATGTTGACTGCCCTGACACAATCAATGTTGGAGATGAAAACGAAGTATTCAAGGTTAAATCAGCTGTTTTCGCCGAATTATTCACACCAACAATCCCTAAGGGAGATGAAACATACGTCAGCAAACGTGAAATGATGATCGGAACATCCGCAATGGTAATGTGCGGTGGTGAATGCTATGCATACAGACCAATCACTATTTACACACCTGCCGTAAACTCACAATGGGAACTTCAAGGAGTAGCTGGAGCACAAACAATAACTAACCCCAACGCTTCACCTGTTTCTAAATTAACACAAGGAGCAGGAGTCAATAGCCCCGACGAAATCCTCCGCAAACGTGGATTAGTTGTCTTCTACCAAAAGGCTTAAATTTATTTCTAAATAATTATTAAATAATTATTTATAAAAAAAAATATTTTATCTTGGAAATGTACTAGGAAGAGATTCTTTACGGATTTTAACTACATTCATTGGTAATTCAGGTGGTCTTAATGGTGTATTAGAATCAATTAAATAATTTTGATATGCTTCAATTTCATTTATTAACCAAGGAGTTACAAAATTTACTGTTCTATCATTCAAGTCTTTTACCTGACCTTTAAGATCGTATGGCAAGTGTTTGGCATAATCATGAAACACACCATTCATTAAAGTTATAATGTCATCATCCTTCTGTCTTGAAATAATATACTTTTTTGTTTTCTTTGCTACATTTCTTATAATTGCGTTCTGTATGATCTCAATATTTTCTCTTGAGAAATATGCTTCTCTTACTAATTCTGAATCATTTGTATCATTACATTCATCTTCACGACATTGTTTAATATCATTATATCTTTCAAAATATTTTTTAGGATGAACATTTGTATATAAGAATGGTGCTTTTTCTAATTTGTGAACCATATCTAAATTATTCTTTGTTTCATCATAATCCTTGTATAAATCATAATAATTAAAATTTTTTTTACTAATTAATCTATTTTGTTTTTCAATTTTTGCATTTTGTTTTCCTAAATCAACACTAGAAGATCTAGGAGCTGGTTCTAATACTAAAGTGTATTTACTCATATATTATAATATAATATAATTTTATTTGTAAAATTATATTAATTTATTAAAATTTTATTTCATATGTTTCAATTAATTCTTCACTAGATAACTTATAATTTGGCTTATATGATTGTTTAATATTTTCATTGATAAATACAATATTTGCATATTCAGTATTTATAATATCTACCATTACTATTCTATTTGTTCTATCTATTTTAATAATTCTTGCTTGATTTATTAATGGTACAGCCGCGCCGGGTGCTGCTGCTGCTGCTGCTCCTGCTGCTGGCGCTGCTCCTGCTGGCGCTGCTCCTGCTGGCGCTGCTCCTGCTGGCGCTGCTCCTGCTGGCGCTGCTCCTGCTGCTGCTGCTGGCCCTGGCGCTGCTCCTGCTGGCGCTGCTGCTGGAACATCACTCATAAATATTGCTATAGAATAATTTAATCCATCATCAGAATAACCGATTAAAGATCCAGATTTAAAAGCATCTTTTTTATCAGCAATAATATTTTTTTTTTCACTTTCATTTAATGGAGTACCAACTCTATTATGTAAATAATGTCCATGATTTTTAATAATATTTTCAATATCATTAGGTAACCTTCCAATATTATTAACTAAATCAGTAATTGGTTGATCAGTTGGAATGAGTCCAGCATGAATATCTGTTCTTAAACTAAATTCACGACCATTAAAAACTTTTTGTGTAAATAACTCTTGATTACGTGTATCAATTGCATTTTTTAACTCTTGACTATTATCAAATACATCTTTCATCATAATTTTATATCTAAATTTATCTTCACTTCTTAAATGATATTCAGCATCTGTACAATCAGCAAATTCAGCAAACATTGCTTGTCTATCTACACTATTTACATCTAAATCTTTAAATTGAGTATCTATTAATAAAATTGATCCATAATTTGGAATATAAAAACTTATACCTTGAATTATATATTTCCAAAAACCAATATTATTATTATCATAATTAGTATCTTTAATGAATACATTATTTTCTAAATTAAAATTCCATATACATATACCTTTTTTACATAAAATATAAAAAGCACTATGTAATTGGAAAATAATTGATTTCCAAACTTCAGGATCATGATATCCTGTTGAAACCATGCGTAATATAGAAACATTTATTCCATTTTGTTCATATTTTCTTGTACTCCATGTTTTTATATTTTGTGTTGGTGCTTCTGTTAATGCAATAAGACAGGTATCAGAATAATTCATGAATTGTGATTCCTCGATGAGTTTTTCATCTATAAATTGATCCCATGACATAACTATTTGAGGATATGGTTTTTCTTTTTTAATTTTAACTACTGGGCCCATATTGATTGTTTTTGATAAAAATGAATTTCTAATATTTGCGGTAGGTCCCATATCTATTGTATTTGTTGCTAAAGCATTTAATGCATACATATCTAATGGTAAATCTCTAACATGTCCATTAATAAATCTTGGTTTAATAGATGAATATTTATCTTCTAATTTTTGTTTTAATTTTATACGAAAATTTGCAATATTTAATATTTTATGTAGTATAAATTTATTATAATATTTATGATATTCAGTCATTGATGGATCTGCTTGTGAATCTTTTGCTTTTCTATATTTTGCAAAATCTAATAATGTACGAGGATGCATAAAATAAGATATTAATGATACAAAATTGGGCGATACATTATTTTTAATAACTTCTTCACGTATTTTTTCATAATAAACCATTTCTCTCCATACTTCAAAATATTTTTTATATTCATTACCAAGATTTGTCATAACAGACTCTCCTTCTAATAACTGATATATTCTTACATTGATACCAATGTTATCATTAGAACATTGAATATTTGTATTTTGATCAACTTTAATTGGATAACATGATTTATATACTAATAATCTATCAGGTAATCCTGTATATGGATTGTTTGTTTTATTGAAATTATATGGATTTACTCCAATTATTTTTAAATGACTTAATAATGTATTAATTTCTGCCTTTTTTCTTGAGTCAAAACCAATTTCTTCTCCATCTCCTTGTTTTATCAATACTGTTCTTAAATAATTTATAACTGTTAAACGCTCAGATAAACTATTAAATGTATTCTTTGCCATTGCAATTCTTGTTGGTAACATATCTTCATATATCTCACCCAATCTTGTTACATCCGCTCCACCAAAAGTTATATTATATTTTTGAACAATTGGTGGAACTGCTGGATGCCATAATAATGGATTACTACCTGTATTCGGCATATAAGGATTCATCATAGGAACATAATATGTTGGATTAAATGTCTGCTGAACCTTTTGTGTTGGTCCAGGAGGCATAATATGTGGAATCGTAACTTGTAAATTCATACCTTGCATTGATTGTTGTGGTGGAATATATGCTTGTGTTGTTCCATTAAGAGCACTTTGATCTTTTGGCTCTAACATCGAATCTGGTTTTAAACCATCTATTTTTTTTTTATTATCATCATAATATTGTTTTGATTTAGTTATTGCTTCTTCCTTTGGCTGATAAGGATTTGAAAATGGTTCTATATATTTGGGAATTACATGAAATCCCCCTCTTTGTTTTTTTGACTTGTATTTTAAGGACGCTTTTTTTAGGTCATTGGAGTTTTTTGAGTCATTCACTGAGTCAAAAAAAAAATCTTTATTTCCTCCAATCATATTTGGATTCATCATCATTTGAGGATTCATCATTTGAGGATTCATCATTTGAGGATTCATCATTGGTTGATTCATCATTGGTTGATTCATCATTGGTTGATTCATCATTGGTTGATTCATCATTTGAGGATTCATCATTTGGGGATTCATCATTTGGGGATTCATCATTTGGGGATTCATCATTGGTTGATTCATCATTGATGGCATAGGCATCATTGACTCTCCCATTATTGGTGATTCAGTCATAATTGGGAGATTTCCTGGCATATTCATTGGCATATTTCCTTGCATTCTAGACATTCTACTTACTGATGGATCAATCATTGGTAAATTGGATGGTATAGTATTTAAATCTGCATGAGTTGCGCCTAATGCTCCAAATAATTTATTTGTTTTAACAGATCTAGCAGATTGATTCATAGAATTATCACTTCCTAAAAAATCACCCATTTTAGAATTTCTTTGTACTGATGCACGTTTCATTACAGGTGCGTGTTCCTTAGGTTTAGGTACTTCATCTTCATCAACAGATACATCAGATGACATATCATCTAATAATAATTTTTTGTGTTCCTTATTATGCTCTTTCTTTGGTTTTTCACTTTCATCAAATTCTTCATCTTCGTCTTCTACTTCAGATAATTCTTCTTCTGTATCTTCATCTGCATCAACTGTATCTCTCTTTTGTTTTCTCATTTTAGAACCTCTCTTAGATCCTCTTTTTTTAGCACCTCCTTTCATTTTTCTAGATGTCTTTTTAGATCCTTTCTTTGATGATTTCTTTACTCTTCTTGATCTAGCCATACTAGGTCCATCAACAGATATCTCAGAATCCATTGCTAATAAACTGACTCTTTTTATTTTATCTTCAAAAGACGCTTCTGACATACCAGATTTAGATTTCATTGAATTAAATTTAGAACTACTAAATAATAATTCTTTCGGACTTTCAAGATTATTCATTATATCTTTAATAAATATTTTTATTTCATTAGATAATTTATTAACTTTATTTAATGATACTAAAAATGTTTTAATATCATAGGTATTATCATTTGTTTTTAATGAATCTATAATACTTTCATTATCTATTTCATTCAAAATATTAGCTTCTTCAAAATTTGTTATCTTTATTTCTAATCCAATGTTTGGTATTATAAAAGTATTTCCATCTAATTTATATTCATATGTAGAAGAATTCTTTTCCTTCAAATAACAATATATGTTTTTTAAATCTAAATTATTATGTCTAAAAGTTGGATATCTTTCTTGTATAATAGCTAATGTATGTAATACTTGAAATATTAATATATATATATCATCATCAATTATATTATATGAAACATCATTAAATATATTTTGTAATGTATCCATTTTAAAATAATGTTCTCTTAATTCAACTGAAATATTTTGATCCTTTTTTGTAAGTATTTTTATTATATTTTCATCATCAGATATTTTTGTTATAAAATATTTTATTTTATCTGACGGTACATCAAAGTTAAATATATTCATCAATATGTGTTTTGTTTTCTTATTTATAACTAATCCACTCAATAAATAAGTTATCATTTTATTCATATTTGATGGATTTGGTGAAAGAATAATATCAACTGGATGATCAATATCATTTATTTTAAATATATATTTATTCAAATTATTATATTGATAACTAACATTTCTATTAAAAACACTATTTATTAAACTAGTTAATTCGTTACCATCATATTGTTTCTTTATGTTAGACATCTTCATAGCATCTTTAACTGATACATCTTCTATTTGAACCTTTCTATCCATCTTTTTATTATATAAGACATCAAATAATAATGTACTTAAATAATTTATATCATTATACTTTTCAATATCAATATTATTCATAATATAAATATAAAATAAAAAATTTATTGTTCATAGACTTTTAATACTCGTGCGGATGGTTCTGTTATGTTACCAGACCAATTTGGTAACCAGAAGTGTTCGAGTATACTTAAATATTTATGATATTTAAACATATAATTATAATATTTATATCAATATAAAATGTGTGGAATTTGGGCCTATTTATTAAGAACGGTTCTATCTTCAAAAGGAATAATAAATGAATTATCACAAAAAGATATACTACATAAATCATTTGAAATGTTACAATCAAGAGGTCCTGATAGATCAAGATTAATAACATTATCGGATAAGAATATTATGTTAGGATTTCATCGACTATCAATTATGGATACTTCGACGATTGGAGACCAACCATTTATAATTGAATCTCCAGAACGTGTTACATATACAATATGTAACGGTGAAATTTATAATTTTAAAGAACTTATTCAAAAATATAATCTTAAACCTATTTCTAATAGTGATTGTGAAATTATTCCATTAATATATAACAAATATGGTATTGAACAATTAGTTAATGATATTCGGGGTGAATTTGCAATTATTATTCTAGATATTAATAAAATAACTGGTGACATGATATGTCATATCATAAGAGATCCATTTGGTGTAAGACCATTATTTATTGGAATAGATGATACTGGAATATGTTTGAGTTCAGAATTAAAAGGACAAATGGGAATTTATACCAAAACAAATAACTACAAAGTAAATCAATTTAAAGGAGGACACTATGGAACATTTAAATATACTAATGGAGTTTGGAGTGATTTAGTATTAAATAAATATTATTTTTTTCCAACTGAAATTAAATATTATACAATAGATGATTCTGTTTCTATAATAAAGAAGTCATTTATAGAAGCAGTCAAATGTAGATTAGAATCAGATAGACCCATTGGCTTTTTACTATCAGGTGGTATTGATAGTTCAGCAGTAGTTGGTGTATCATACACTATTTTAAAGGAAATAGATAAACCAATGTATACATTTTCAATTGGTTTTGAAGGTGGTACAGATGAACCAAATGCAAAACTTGTTGCAAAATATATAAACTCAGATATAATAACAGTTCCATATGATATATCAGTAGATAATTATAAAGAATTATGTAGTAAATATACAAAAGGATTACATACTCATGTAATGATTACGGTTGATCAAGCAATTGGGATTATAGAAGAAACTGTTCGTATTATTGAATCTTTTGATTTAACATCAAATAGAGCATCAGTTATACAATTAATGATTTCACAATTTATTTCAAGATGTACCGATATTAAAGTATTATTATGTGGTGATGCTTCAGATGAACAATATGGATCTTATCTATATTTCTCAAAATGTTATAATCCAATAGACTTTAATGATGAATGTATTAGATTAATGGATGAACTATATAAATATGATGGTCTTAGATGTGACCGAGCTGTTGCTAATAGTAAGATTGAAATTAGATTACCATTTTCAGATCAATCATTAGTTGATGTAACTTTTCAAATTGATCCCAAATTAAGAATGACAACAACTCATGGAATTGAAAAATGGTTATTTAGACAATCGATGATAGGATTTATACCAGAACAAGTACGGACTAGAATTAAATGTGCATTATCTGATGGTTGTAGTAGTCCAGAAAAATCTTGGTACAAAATAATTCAAGATAAATTAGAAACGGTATATTCTGAGGAAGATTTAAAGAATGCTGAAAAAAAATATATTCATCTTACACCATATACAAAAGAAGGATTATATTATAGAGAACTTTTTTGTAAATATTATGGATCTGATATAGAAGTATCTAAAGTGATTCCATATTATTGGTTACCAAAATTCACTGGAATAGATCCTAAAAAATTAGATCCAAGTGCTAGAACGTTAATTGATGTTAATAAAGGTGAATTATAACGATATAAAGAAGCATTCGTATATTAAGAATGTCTACTTCAAAAAAATTATTAACAATAGATCAAATTAAAACTGAATTAAATAATATCAATTATTCTATAATTGAAAATACATATGATCCAAAAAATTATAAATTTGATTGTGTGTGTCCGAATAAACATATAACAAATGTTAATTTTTATAGATGGAAATCAAATAAAAATAAATGTAAATTGTGTCCTAAAATAATTAATAAACAAGATAAAATCGATATTGACTTCTTAAAAGATGAGTTTAAAAAAAATAATTGTATTCTTTTATCTGATAAATATATTGGATATGATGTTAAATTAAATTATATTTGTAAAAATAATCATAATACGAAGATGAGTTATCATTTGTGGAAAAATAATATTCATAAATGTAAAGAATGCTCTAAAATAGATATGAATCAACGATTTAAATTATCATATAATTTTGTCAAATCAGAATTTGAAAAAAGAAATTATATATTATTATCTAAAGAATATAATAAAAAAAAAGATAAATTAGATTTTGAATGTCCAGAAGGTCATATAGGTAATATGAGTTTTAATGCATTTTATTATGCAAAAAATAACTGTTTAGAATGTTCCGGATCAAAAAAACATACAATTAATGAAATTAAAATAATTTTAGAAAAAGATAATTTTAAATTATTATCAACTGAATATATTAATAATAAAACAAAATTAAAATTATTATGTCCTAAAAATCATGAATTTGAAATGAGATTAAATGATTATATAACAGGTTATAGATGTAAGTTTTGTTGTGAATCAGTTGGAGAACAAAAAATTAGTAATTTTCTAGATAAATGTGATTATGTAAAATATTATGATACAGAATTTAAATTTTCAGATTGCAAAAATAAATCTCCTTTACCATTTGATTTTTATGTAAATGATTTATTCTTAATTGAATTTGATGGTGAACAACATTTTAGAAATGTTGATTTTTTTGGAGGAGAAGAAGGCTTTAAATTAAGACAAATAAACGATAAAATTAAAACTAATTATTGTAGATCAAATAAGATTCCATTTTTAAGAATATCTTATAAACAAATTAATGAAATTTCACAAATTATTGAATCATTTATAAATGATTTAAAAATTGATAATACAAAAATATATTTCTCAGATGATATATTATATAATTATTTATATTAACTCCCGTATCAAATTAAATATCAAAGCCTCTAACTGTATCATCAATCTTTTACCAATTATATTTCTATAATCATATTTCCTAAAAATCCGACTTATCAATACTTCTTTATTCTTTATACTCTTATTTAATTCAAAGAATAATTCATTTATAATCTCATTCTCATCTATATTTGTAATATATACTTCATATATTAAATTACGGATTGTCATTAACTCTAAATGTTCTACATCTTTTTTATTAATAATTTTCATGATAATTTCAACCACCTGTTTTAGGTTGTTCTTCCAAAAAATTAATTCAAGATTTAGACCTAAATATTTGGTCTCCAGTAACCACAAGGCTAATTTTGGATTTCTTTCGCATTTTTTAATAATTTCATTATACTCTACCTGTTTTAGCAGTTTATTTTCTTTGGCAGAAATATTTAAAAGTAGTCTATAAATATCAGAATCTGTCGGTTTTGAAAGTCTAATTGAAAGACATCTTCCTTTTAAAGGATCAATTACTTTTGACATGTTATAACCACATAAGATAAACTTACAATTATGAATATACTTTTCCATAGAACATCTTAGGGATGTTTGCGCATAATATGATAATTTATCTATATTGTTTATTATTACGACCTTAAATTTATTTTTATTTTTTACCATATCTAATGTAAATTGTGAACAATAGGTTTTAACAATATCTTGAACTAGATATCTATCAAATGCTGAATTTGTAGGATTAATTATTAAATGGAATTTAGATTGGTCTAAATGTATTGTCTCTTTCTTATTACCAAATAACAAAATAGAATATTCTTCCTTTTTGATATCAAACACTTCATCACCAAACATATCTTTCAATATTAAATTTATGAGAGTTTTCTTTCCAGATCCATTTGGTCCGTGAATAAATATATTAGGAAAATTATTATATTCTCCACAAATTACATCTCTCATTTTAATCGTTTTTACATCTTTAATTTGATTCAACAATGTTTTATAATCTTTCTTTTCAAATAACTTATCATATATATCATTATGATATAGGATATCACATAGATTTGTAATCCTGTATTTATCTATTAGGAACATTTATATTTAAATTATTTATATGTATGTAGTATATTAATCAATTTTTATATTGAAATGTTCGGTTCTAATATCCATGGAGATTTTTTAACTCAACTTGAAAGAATACATAAATTAGGTGGTAATTTAATTCAATGCTTTATAAGTAATCCAGCAGGTAAGAAAACTCTTAAATTAACTGATGAAGATATACAAACAATGAAAACTCGATTAAATGAATATAAAATGAGTATGATTATTCATGCACCATATGTTTTAAATTTTGCTAGAGAATTTAAATTGGAATCATGGTGGATTAAAACACTACAAAGAGAATTAGAATATGCCTCAAAAATTGGAGCTAAAGGAAGTGTAATACATTTTGGTAAATATTTACACCTTGATAAACACGTAGCAATTACAAATATGGTCAGTTCACTTAAATATATTATAGAACATATGCCAAAAGATGTTGTTATTTATTTAGAAACATCGTGTGGTCAAGGTAGTGAATTAGGATATACTATTGAAGAATTTGCTGAAATATATAACCAATTTACTACAACTGAAAAAACTAATATTGTCGTGTGTATTGATACTTGTCATATTTTTGTTGCTGGATACGACATCAGAAATATAGATGGAATTAAAAAATATTTAGATACTTTTGATAAACTAATTGGATTACAATATGTTAAACTTGTGCACTTAAATGATAGCAGTAAAATGTTAGAAAGTCATGTAGATCGTCATGGACATATTGGAGAAGGATATATCGGAGAAGGAGGATTAAAAGAATTCTATAAGTGGGCTAAAGAGCATAATATAGATATTATTTTAGAAACTGGTGGAGAAAATGTTGAGATTCCTTTGTTGTTGAAAATATAGATAAATTATTAATATGATATATTTAATATCATAAAAGTAATTATTTAAAGTATATATGATATATTTTGTAAAAGATAAAAATATAAATGATACCATTATAAGCATATATATAAACTATATATTTGTATATTCCATAATTAAT